CACCTTTAGCGTCAAATCCTGCAGCTGGTGTTACTGTAGCTTTGAAGAAATCACCTGGAGCAATACCGTCTTGGTAAGCGATAGAAGCTGAAGTAGCTGCTGCTGAAGTGATTGATTCTGAAGCTGATCTTTGGTTGATTGAGTAACCAAATTTACCTGCACCATATAAACCTCCTGCTACTTCTGTATCAACTGCCATTTTTGAGTTAGCTGTAGAAACGTTTCCGTATAGGTTATCTCCTTCTGATCTTCCGTTTACTCCTGTACCGTATTTGAAATCCAAATAGAAAACAAGACCTGAAGGCAAGTTCATTGGTTGAACAGATACGAAATCTTTAGCTGCGATTTGAGCGAATACTTTACGTACTAATGGTAAAGCAACTCCAGCCCATTGTTCAGCGTTAGCTGTACCTGTACCCATTGCACCGTTTCCAGTTACGTTAGCTTCAGATACTAATTGTTTTGCTTGATTCTCAAGAATCATAGCCATGTTGTTTTTCTCGATTTCGTTAGAAATACCTTCTAACAATCCAGATTTAGCCCATTTACCTGACAATCTAGCTGCATCAGCTTGTAAAGTCTTGTAGTTGTTAGACCCTTCTAATAATTGATTTAATTCCATTTTAAATTGAATGTGTTTTAATTTTTATTTTTAAATAATTCCTGCCAATCTTTGCATTCTTTTTACTGTTTCAGATACTTCAGAAATGATTTCTGGATTGGCTGGTCTAGCTGTTGTACCTGCAGCTTTAGATGCAAATGACTTATGTTCTTTAATTGCGGTTGGTTTAGCAACTACATTTTTAGAAACTGTTTCGAAAACTAATTTTACTTCTTTAACTGTCTCTGCTCTATCAAATGCTGCAATAACATTTACTTTTTGAGATTCAGATAAGTTACTTGCTTTGAATACTCTATTTACATAAAGTAATTTTGCGTTTAGAAGATTAACCTCTTGAAGTTGTCCTCTTAAAGTTTCAACAGTTGCTAATGCTTCTGCTAAGTCCTCATCAACTCCTTCGTTTGGTCCTGGTCCTCCTGGTTTGTTAAGACCTAAACCTTTACCACCATGAAGTTTGTCACCAACACTGTCGATCCATTTTTCAAATGCATCTCCGTATTTAGCAGCAAGTGCTTTCATTTCGTCAGCTAAGCCTTCTTCTAACTCTACTTCGTTAACAGCTTCTCCTTTAGTAAGACCTAAACCTTTACCTCCGTGGATTTTGTTACCTACATAGTCGATAGCTTTTTCAGCTGCGTCTCCTACTTTTTTGCTGAAGTCTGCGATACCTTCTTCAACTCCTTCTTCCATTTCTTCAGATTGCTCTAATTCAGAAAGTAATTCGTTGATGTCGATTTCTTCTTCTTCACCGTTTTCCATTCCAGTCATATCGTCAGCATATTCTGCTTCTTCTTCTCCTGGTGTTTCTGCTTCTTCGTGCTCAATTTCTTGATTAACGATTCCACGGATTAAATCTTTCAAATCTTCGATAGACATATCTTCGATTTCTAGATCCTCTTCTTCGCCTGCTTCTTCCTCAGCTCCTTCTTCTCCTTCTTCTTCTCCTGCTTCTTCTTCAGACTCTTCTTCCTCCTCTTCAGCTTCTGCTACGTTACCGTGTGCAGCATCTGTCTCTGGATTGTTGATCAAATCAACCTCGTTCATTACTTCTTCGTCTTCTGCATCTTCCATTTCTTGAAGTTTAGCAGCTAACATGTCTTTTAAATGAGGTGTCAATGATTCTTCTAAAGCTTCTTTAGCGTTGGCAATTGCAGCTTCACGAATAGTTTTAGCTTCAGCAATAGCTTGCTTTAATAAATCTTTGTTTGACATAATGTTTGTTTGTTTGTCGTACGTCTATTGTAGTATGTGAGACGTAATAATGTTTTACTTTGTAGTAGATATCACATAAGGATCGTGATATATTCTTATATAAATACACACGGTTTTTCTAAAACAATAAAATCCACCTTTATGGGGTGGATTTGTGATTTGCAAATTGCAAATTGTGTAATGTTTTACTGTATATGACCTAGTAAGTATAGTGTTTCTTCTATGTTAGACTCAACATCGTCAAAGTCACTTTCATTGGAAGCTATCTGATTCTCTCTTTTATATTGCTCTAAAATGTCTAGTGCGGCTTCTAAGTGTCTTTTAATATGAGTTGATGCTGTATTTAGATCTAACTGCTCATTTAAAGATGTTTTGCTTAAATGATTTGCTTGCCACTTATGTATATCAAAATTGCTTTCCATTATGCTCTTAGTATGTTATTTAAAATAGTATCTAACTTATCATACTTACCTGCTTTTACTTTTCCTTCATTCAATGAAATAGGATTCATAAATGCTCCTTGAGTAGATGGATTAGAAACAAAGTCCCAACATACTAACTCAAAATCTGGTTGTACCATTAAAGTACCTTCGTTTGTTTGAGTTACAGATCCTGTACCTCTTGAAGAAATACCTATTGTATGTCCTCCTTTTACTATCTCCTTAACAATGTTACCTGCTGGTGTGTTTAGTAACTCAACTCTACCCATTAGGTCTTCTCCATCCCACCATAGTTCTTTTACAACGTGTGATGCATTCTTTAAAGAAACAATAGCTGATTCTGGATGATCTAATTCTCCGTAGGCATTCCCTACTTTAACGAAGTTCTCTACATAGTTGTTTACTTCTTCTTCAAGAATTTCTCTCTTATAGATTCTTCCGTTTTGGTTCTTGGCTCCTGCTCTTTGCATGATACCTACTACCTCAAATACACCTGGTTTGGTTTTTGATTCAGTAAGTACTGCTTTGAATGGAGTTACATTTACTAATAAATTACTCATCTTAGTTTAATAAGTCTTTTAGTGATACTGTTTCGAACAAGTCATCTTCTCCGTCAATCAAAGGATCTGAGAAGTTCTCATCATCGTAGTCAATCTCGTCCTCATCTTCTGCATACAATTCGTATACTTCTTCCTCTTCTTGCAATGCTTGTTTGATTAGGTTCTTAAGTCCTTCTTTCAAAGTAGCTTTTTTCATTCCGTTGAATGTATCAACAGTATTTTTTGCTGTAGCATCTACCATTTTATCGTGAAGATCAACTTTAGGATTAACTCCTGCTAATTGATTAGTATAAAATATAGCATCTTTCTCTAAGTTTTTAGATACTTTAGCTAACGCTTTTGTGTATTCTTCTGGGGTTGGTGTTCCATGAACTCCTAATACTTCTAACTCAACTCTTAATCCTCTAAGGATTTGTTCGTATGGATACTTGTCCATATCATTAGTTGGTTTGTATCTGTAATCAGTTAAGCTCTTTTTAGTAAGTTTAGCTTCGTTTAGATTCTCATCCAATTCAATTCCAGCAGCTTTAGCTACTTTTTCTCTAGCTTGACCATGTAGTGAAGTTAGTTTTGCTTTTACTTGAGCTAATCCCTCTTTACCTTTTACTTTTAAGAATGATTTTAGCTTGTCAAGATTGTCCGTTTCTAATGTGTGTTTCCATACATCTGCAAAAGACTCTTCAGCTTCTTGTATCATTCCTCTATTTTTAAGGATAGTAACTGCATCAGCATATCCGTTAAAACGAGTAATAAGGTTAGGATGTTGCATTCTAGCCTCAACTATGAATTGGTCTTTAGAGAATTTACCCTCTTGAATTCCGTTATATTTTTCTTGTAGTGTTCTCATGTTATTTATTTTCGTCTAAGTAGTCAAACATCTTGGTGTGTGAAGGACGTGATGGTCTTTGCACTGTTTTGTAACCTAATTTTTCTGCTGTTTTTGTAGCAGTATTTTTACCTGCTCCTTTTTTGGAGAAAGCATATGGTGTTAAGTATCCTCCTGCATCTCCTGATGTACTCATTTCTTTAAGTACTTCTTGTAATGCTTGAACTAACATTGATTTTTTCATAAGTTCTTAAGCTCGTTTACTAACTCATAATACTGCATAAGAGATACTAAGTGATTATCATCTACTTTTTGTGTAGCCTTAACCGGTACAATTGCTTTGTAGATCTCGTCTAATTTAATCTTAACAATATCATCTGATACTTTAGTCTTCAATGTAGAGATCTGTTCCTTCAATTTAGTCATCTCTTCATTAACTACGTTTCTAAGTCTTGTAGATGAGTTAGCTGAAATGATAAACTCTTTTAGTATGTTTTTCTGCTCTGGAAGTAGGTCCTTGTATTGGTGGTTGAATTTCTCAAGTAATATTTTATAAGTCAAAAGACGTAAGTCCTTATCGTACTTTGAATACTCTTCGATCAATGCATTCTTAACTTGTCCCTCTGCTTGTTTGCTTTGAGTAAGGTGTTCTAGTAGTGTTGTTTTGTTATCTACAAATACATTAGGGTCAACTAAGTCTGGTGTATTCTGTGCTTCTAACAAACAGTAAAGAGCTGCAAGTGGTTTGTATGCCTCTACTTTAATTGAAAAGAACTCCTCTAAGTCGTAGTGACTTTTTAGTTCTTTTATTAATTCATACTTTTGCTTTTTAAGAGCAGGAAGATCTAGTTTCCTAGATATCTCTACAATAGTTGATACAATGGTCTCTGCTTTCTTTGGGCCTACTCCTTTGTTTTTAACAACGAAGTCATACAGTTTAAACTCTTTTACAAGTGCTGTATTACCTGTATAGAATTTTTTGATCACTTTGATTGCCGGAGATTCTTTTCTAGAAAGAGTATCGGCTGCCATTTGTTTTACTAATAGCTCAAATATAAGGCCTGTATTTTTGTATTTGGAATGTTTTATCTTCACAATAGTACTGTCTTTGTTATAAATATAGACTAATTATCTAAATCTTTGATGTTATCTTCATTTAGTAAGTCTGTCGTATCTGTATCGG